CATAGGAAAAACATAAATCATACTCTATGAAAAATGGCAAAACGATGATTATATAACGAAAAGAGGATGCATCATTTTGACACATCCTCTTTAGCACGGGAAGAGAGACTCGAACTCTATGGAAAATTCTTTTCCTCTTCCTTAATTTGATAATCAAGCTGTTACGTTTTCGAATTCAGTTATTTTTCTATATTACTTGTCCGGATTTTGTCCGACCTTCAGCGGAGTTAACCAACTGATTCATTTGCTCTAAGAGCGCAATTCTTTTATCTTTCTCTTCAAGCAAACGTTCCAACAACGAAATTTTCTCTTTGTACTGCAGCTCATTATCTTCGTGAGCCGATGGACAAGCCTTGAAAGGTTTCTCGCGATCAAAGAAGACATCCATCGATACCCCGAAAAAATCTGCTACTTTTTCCAGACGCTTCACAGTCGGATTCCCGTTCACAATCTGAGCCAAAGAAGCGTTAGCTTCAGTCCCAAGGTATCTTAAAAGCTCCTTGTTTGTAACCTTCTTATCTAACAATAATTGTTTGATAACATTACCATTATACATTGTATTATCATTTTTATCTCTTTCAAAAAATATATCTATAGATACATTGAAAAAATCAGCAATCTTCTCTAATGTATTGCAGTTAGGAACATTTGTTCCTTTTATTATATTATCAAGAGTGGCTTTTTGTATATCAGCATAACGATAAACATCAGCTTTCTTAACCTTCCTCTCTCGTATTAATTGTTCTATGATATATTCTTTGAACATACTTGCTTTAATTCTTATTTAATAGAATTTGTATTGTACGTTCCTTTTCAGACAACAATTCTTTAAGATGTTCAATTTCCCTTTGACACTCGTTCAATCTTATATCTCCTGAAACTAGATTTCCATTACCATTTACACTATGACCTATATTTGAATGAGGCATTTTCTCATTATCAAAGAAGTAATCTATTGATACTCCGAAAAATAATGCTATCTTTTCTAATCTCTTTGAGCCTATATCTGAGCCTTTTAAAACGTTTTCTAGAGTTTGCACAGATATACCAACCTTTTCACAGAAACCCTTCTTAGTCAATCTGTTGCTCTCTATTAATTCAACTATTCTTTGAGGTACAAGCATATATTATTTAATTTTTAATCATTCTAAATATCAACAAATATTGAATATACAATAAATAATACTTTGATTATTATCAATAAATCTTTAAGTTTGCACTATAAATTTAATAATTAAATCAATAGCAAATAATATAATCATCTAAAAAGTAACAGAAATGGTAATATCTAACTATTATTTATCTCTATCGGGTAAAGTAAAAAGTAAGTTCATTCAGGATGTGATTGAATTGTGCGACATATCCTACCCCTCTTTCTTCTACAAGATGAGAAACAACTCCTGGACCAAACTTGAACGAGAAGCGATAGAGAAGTTTATTCAAAAAGAAAATGAAAAATCAAGTTGAGTTCTACAACACGCCATCAGGATATGTGATGTGTGATGACGGGAACTATACGACCCGGCTATCAGAATCCAGCCGGGAAGTAGTGGATGAATTGCTGGATACTATACGAGAGTGTTATTCCGATGCGTTCCGCGCACTTGAACAATGCTATTCCAAGTCAAGCAAAAATTCCAGGTACCAGAAATTCAGAATAGTGAATCGCTTCATACGGTGTAATTGCGGAGAACTGGATACCCAAAAGATAGATTTCATCGATGGGAATATCAACATCGAGCAAGTACATTGTCCTCTGAGAGGTTCCGGTGACTGTCAGTATGAAAATGTGATATGCAATCCTAAACGTACATCAGTCCTTACCGTCAGACAGCTACAAATAGCAGCTGCACTGGCCGAAGGACTTTCCCCGCAGGAAATATCAGACAGATTATATATCTCAATCCATACGGTACACAATACCATACAGGCCATTAAGGTCAGGCTAAACCTCAAGAATACAAGTCAAATTATTACCTGGTATAACAATTTTGAATTATGACAAAGAAAAAGGATATTGTAAAAGTTAATCATCTTAAATATATCAAGAAACGCAGAATGCAGAAGTTTCATGCGCGTAAGATTATGAGATTCTTCAGACAATATGGCATTGACCCATTGTGGATTAATTCTTTTGTCAAGGTTGTAAAAGTGTTGTATAAAAATTGAGATTATGACATGTAATTGTTTTGGAGAATCTAAGAAAATTATAATAGCATGAAAAAAATTAGTTTTTACTGTTCTAAAAAGGCAACCGATAACTTGAAAAAGAGGATAGAAGAATTTCCCGAAACTTGTTTACGTCTCGTTAAGATTGAGAATCATCCTAAATATAATGAAGTATCTGAATTTACTGTTAAATACTATGATCCTCGTATTTTGATATTCCTTGGCGAAGAGAAAAAACTTGCTGAAATGGGTATAGAGTAAATCTTATATATATGAAAGAAGGAGATTTAGTTATGGTATCCGCCGAAGCCACAGGCTTGGGCAAACCAATGGAAGCCGTTATAGACAAGGTTGAGACGTTCCTAGGACAAACCCTTGTCACAGTAACTTATACTCATCCCAACGCTTTATCCGGCCTCGGTGGTTGCTTTGTGGATGTACATATAACCTTAAAAGATAATTGAATGATGACAAAGAAAAAAGATATAGTAAAACTGAACAAACTACACCTGATTAAACGTAGAAGGATGCAAAAATTTCATGCTCGGAAATATATGAGACTATGCAAGAACTATGGAGGTGATACAAAATCACTACGGTATCTCCGAATGTTTGTGTCAATTAAATATTTAAATCTCAATTCTGAATTAAGGCAACATGTGGGTACTTATAAAATCAGATTTCAGTAAAAATAAGAGTTGTTATACAGATTAGATAGTGGCATTATGGGAAACATGAAACTACACAGGATGGAAGAATGGGAATCCGTCTTCCATACAAAACAGATTGAGCATGTCTATTATACCTCCGACATGCTGGTGCGCAAAGTGACCGGCTACATCATTATCAGCCGCAAGTCGCTAAGCAACGGAATCATCAAAAATGCCGAGCGACGAAAGCGGGTGCGATGGGACGGCTTCGGCCGGTGTTACAACATCAACAACAACACCCGTCTGCGTGATCACGACATACACTTCTAATCTATCTTTTATTTACCTGGCAAATACATGATATTTGCCGGTACCCAAAACACTCTAAAACATGATTTCTAACTCAGACATAGAAAAGATCCTCGACCGTGCGGATATTGTCGACGTGGTCGGACAGTTCGTCCAACTACAACGCGCCGGGGTACGGTATAAGGCTTGTTGCCCATTCCACCAGGAAGACACCCCTTCCTTCATGGTGGACCAGGCACGCGGTCTATGGTACTGCTTCGGAGCCTGCCACGAAGGCGGTAACGTCATTAAGTTTGTCGAGAAAATCAATAACATGAATTTTCCCGAAGCGTGCCACTGGCTGGCTGACAAATACGGTATCGAGATTGAGGATAAAAAAGAGCAGAAGAATCCGGAAGAGATAAAGGAGGCCCGGAAACGCGCGTCTATGTTTGCCATCAACGAGTTTGCTTCCCAGTTCTTTCTTCATAATCTCAAAAAACCGGAAGCTGACGCAGCCCGGGCAAAAATCAAACAGCGATGGGGCGAACAATACCCTCAGGAACAAGGTATCGGCTACGCACTCCCTTCCTGGTCAGCTTTCTCAGAAGCAGCCATCAAGGCTGGATACTCGGCAGACCTGATGGTGGAGTGCGGACTGATCCGGAAACGCAAGGACGGTGACGGATACTATGACTTCTATCGTGACCGCATCATGATACCCATCCGCGACCGGTTCCGGAACATCATCGGGTGGACAGCCCGTGACATGAGCGAAGTGGACGGTACCCCCAAATACCTGAACTCCTGTCAAAGCGACATATACGACAAGTCGGACAGCATATTTGGCATTGACAATGCCATCAGACAAGCGGCAAAAGAAGAGAAGTTCTACTGTGTGGAGGGGGCACCCGACGTGATGCGCCTGCAGTCCATCGGAATCAACAACACCATCGCCTCACTTGGTGCCGCTTGGACAAAGAAACAGTTCTACCAAATTAAAAGATACGCTACTTCCCTCTGTTTCCTCCCGGACGCGGACGCTGTGAAACCCGGCGAGCAGTACGGTACCGGAATAGCGGCTGTAATCAAGTCCGGCCAACTGGCAATGGAGTGCGGTTTCTCCGTATCTGTGAAAGAAATACCATGTGGGGAAGGCAACACCAAGAATGATCCGGATTCTTACTGCACCAGCCGCACTAAGTTCAGAGACCTGGAAGAAGTGGACTATATTACCTGGTATGCCGGATATGCGTTCAAGGCAGACGGTACCACCGAAGATAAGAGCGCAGCCGTCACCAAGATAGCCAAAATGGTGGCAATGGTAGGTGACGAAGTCAAAGAGCAGATGTACCTGGAACAGCTGAAGAAAATCTACAATCACAAGAACCTATGGATTACGGCCATCAACCGGGAGAAAAAGAAAATCTCTGAATCCAAGGCTGACAAGACGCAGACAATCAACCGCGACCTGCTGGCCAAGTATGGTTTCTTTGAGTCCAACAACTGCTACTACTCCACCAACGAGGGAAAGGAATTTCAATGGTCGAACTTCGTGATGCTGCCCATGTTCCATATCAAAGACTCGCTCAATCCAAAACGACTGTACCGCATCAAGAACCAGAACCGCCAAGAGGAAATCGTGGAAATGAAGCAGGAAGACCTGGTATCGTTATCGAAATTCAAGCAAAAGGTCGAAGGTTTGGGTAACTACATCTGGCTGGCCACCGAAAAGGAAATGACCCGGCTGAAGATGTACCTGTACGAGCAGACGGAGACGGCGGTAGAAATTACCCAGCTGGGGTGGAACCGCAAGGGATTCTATGCATTTGGCAATGGGGTGTTTGACACCGAGTGGCATCCGGTTGATGAATACGGTATCGTCCGCCTGGGCGAAAAAGGAAACTACTACCTTCCGGCATCCAGCCTGATCTACCGTGACGACGACAAGCTGTTCCAGTTCGAGCGGCGGTTTGTACACCTGAACTACTCTTCCATCAGCCTGAAGGAATACTTCTCCAAACTGGTAGGGGTTTTCGGGGATAATGCAAAAGTGGGCATCTGCTTTCTCCTAGCTACCTTGTTCCGCGACGTGATTACCGGATACACCAAGAGCTTCCCCATCCTGAACCTGTTCGGTCCGAAAGGCTCCGGAAAATCGGAACTCGGTCACAGCCTGATGGCACTGTTTATCATCGAGAACATTCCACCCAACATCCAGAATGCGACCATCCCGGCACTGGCCGACCTGGTGGCGCAGTGCGCCAACGCCCTGGTACATATCGACGAATTCAAGAATAACATTGACATCGACAAACGGGAATATCTCAAGGGACTTTGGGACGGTGCCGGCCGGTCACGCATGAACATGGACCGGGACAAGAAACGGGAGATAACCGCTGTCGATTCCGGAGTGATTCTTTCCGGCCAGGAGATGGCAACCGCCGACATCGCGCTGTTCAGCCGACTCATCTTCCTTACGTTTGCCAAATCAGAGTTCACAGAAGAGGAGAAACGCCGATACAACGAACTGGTAGAGATTCGCAAACGGGGCCTTACTCACCTGACACTTCAGATACTCCGCCACCGGGCGCGAATGGAACAGCAGTTCATCAGCAACTATCATACCTGCCTGTCCGATGTGCTGGAAGCGCTCGGCGCAGAAAAGGTAGAAGACCGTATCTTGCGAAATTGGATCATACCGTTGACCGCGTTCCGAACACTCGAGGGGGTACTGGAAATTCCATTCTCTTATCAGGATATTCGCAGGGTAACGCTTGATGGCATCATCCGTCAAAATGCAGAATGTAAGAGCAACAACGAACTGGCGAACTTCTGGAACGTGGTTTCCTATTTGCAACAGGATGGCGAAATCTTCATCGAAGGGGATTATCGCATCGAATATCTGAACAAGTTCAAAAGCAGCCTGATAAAGATAGAGCAGGTGTATCAGGAGCCGAAACCCATTTTGATGATGCGCAAGAACCGCATCTTCATGCTGTACAAAAAATTCGGCAAGCAGGTAGGCGATTCCATCCTTCCTGAAGGTTCTCTAATGTATTACCTGGAGAACTCAAAGGAGTACATGGGTAAAAAGAACTCGGTTCGCTTCAAGAACATCCAGCACGGAGTAGAGGTGCAGAAGATGGAGACGACACCGACCGGCGGTGTATCCTACAAGAAAACATCCACCCCTGATGTGGCTCTGTGCTTTGATTACCGCATGATCCGGGAGACATACAATATTAACCTCGAAGTAGAGGTAGAAGGTAGAGAAACTACCGAAGAAGACATAGATTGAGTAAATGGTTTTAGAGTTGTAGAAGGCGTGGCGTCGTGAGGACGCTGCGCCTTTTTTTATGTGTCCGAGTCAGGATACTTCCTACTCGCACGAGGTAAAAAAGGTTTCTACACCTTCTACACTTTCTACAATGTTAATAATGAACGGTTTATACATTCTACAACTATTCTACAAACCTTCTACAAAATTCTACAAAATGCCGTTTTTGTTAAAACCTTCTACAAAAGACTTAATTTTCTACATGATTTCTACAATTGTAGAAAGTAAAGACTCTTTTAAATAATTGATTTTCAATACAATTATGAATCTGTAGAAATTGTAGAAGGTGTAGAAGGCAAAAAGTGTGTCATATTTCAGAAACTACTTTTCAAATTTAAAGGAACATAAATTCATAAAAAGTAATATATATATTATCTTTGTAATAGATAATACATTCATTATGAGCCACATCGTTTTTTACATTAAACTGGAACCTTACCTGAAACAATGGCTGCACAACAGCCTGGGCAATCCTGTTGTGTTTCCCCCACAAAGCAACGAGAACGCTGTCATCCGAAGATTCCTCCGGAAGCGCCCCCCGGAGGTTTCCCCTGAAATGGCTGCCGATGATCTGACAGCCATCGTCATTCCAGACAGTAAGGCCAAGCCCCCACAATATTACAACTACCTAGGCAAAAAAGCCAAGGCGGCTGTAAAGGAGACCATCGAAGACCTGTTCCGGGCAAATCTATGGAACGAAATGAGCGACCTGACTCGCCGGAACTGCGGCCTGAACAAGACCATTGCCGCCTGGTGTGAAATGCACGGTATCGATGACGACTACTCAGAGACTGTCCGACAGAAATTCTACCGCATGAGAACAAATTATAGTCGGAGAGGCATTTTTTTAGGTTCTTTAACCCGAAAACGCTCGGATGAGTAAGCTGTTTTTGTACAGACCCGCACAACATCGAACACACATAATCTAATCACGAAAATATGGTACATTTGATTCAAAACATAAAAAAGGTTGAATGCATCGAAGCCTATCACCTTCAGCACTCAGACATCATAGCCGACCGCGGTATCTGGCTAAATGTGTTCCAACAATTCAGTCCAATTTCTACCATCGGACTGAGTTCGGTCGAGATTTCAGACAAAATCGAGAACAAACAACGCATTTTCACCACCAAACTCACCATGTTCCGCACAGTAAAGCTATTACCTGGTGCAAAAAAATTGTGTTTCCGGGTGACGACCGTCACCGGTTCCCAGTTCCTGATCGGCTGCGCCGACAAACCCTACCCCATCATCCAAAATGACGAGAATTTTCCTTCAGCAGACACCGGAAAATCCGGAGTAACAGTAACAGTGACCCTAACTTCCACCATTCCAATGCTGTCCATATTAGATTGAGGTCTTTTTATGCAATATATATAAGGTATAATATTGCGTAGACTAATTCTCGACAACATGAATTATAATATTAGTATTGATTCACACATCGGCCCGTGGGGATATTCAAAGAACTTCGTCCGCAGCCAGATGTCAGGTTTGAAAAACAAGCCTGTCAATGTGCGTGTCTCTTCACTAGGTGGCTCGGTGGATGATGCGCTCGACATCCGGCAACAGTTCATTAATCACGGTAACGTGACTTGCTACCTTTACGGATACGTGGCGAGTGCCGCCACCATCCTGGCTACCGGTGCAAAGAAAACCTGCATGTCTCAGTATGCGTTCTACCTTATTCATAAGGTATCCAACTGGGTGGATGCCTGGGGCAACTACAACGCCGACCAGATCCAGCAGCTCATCGACGACCTGAAGGCCAACAAGCTGGAGAACGACAAGATGGACTTGGTGCTGGCCAACCTCTACGCCAACAAGTGCAAGAAAAGAGTGGACGACATTCTTCCTATTTTAAAGGAAGGCCGCTGGCTTACCGCCCAGGAAGCACTCAAATACGGATTTATCGATGAAATTGTAGAAGACGGTTCGAAGCTGAACTTCGACGATGCCATGAAGACTCGCTTCAACATGTTCCATCTTCCTGCATTACCCGCCATGGAGGACAAGACCGAAAGCCAAGAAGCAGAAACCGCACCCAGTTGGTTCAACAACTTTGTGAATAAATTCTTAAAAGGACACCAGCCGGATACTCCAAAGGCACAAAATAAACCACTTAATCATTCAACAACACAAATGAAAAAGGATTATCAGAAAGTCAATTCCATCTTGAATATCGAGGGTGTGGAAGTTGACAAAGATGGTAAGGTAACACTTACCGGAGACCAGGTCAAGGCCCTCAATGACCGCATCGCCAATCTGGAGCAGGAGTCTTCTGATAAAGACAGCCAGATTTCCGACTTGAAAAAACAGAATGAGAATCTGCAAAAATCGGATGGCGAAGATACCACCCACATCAATGGTGACGAAGGAGACGATGATGATCTCACAAAGCTCAACACAGCACAAGAAATGTTTAACGACGTAAAGGATATATTATAATGGCAGACACTACTGGACACGTAAAAATCACTGACGAACAGCTGGCTAAGTCGGCTATCCGTTTCCGTAAAGAATTGCTGATGATGCCGGTACTGGCATTAGGTTCCACATTACAGCACATGACTCAGAGACCGGGAGTGCGCGGCAAAGAAGTTGTCGGCGAACTCTCTGGAGACATTGAACTGGGCCCGTATGACGAAGGTCGCGAAGATACCGATGGTGTATCCATCAATCCACGCATCTTGGAAACCTTCCTCGGTAGCGTAGTAAAGAAGTTTTCTCCAAACTCCGTATGGCAGACAGTATATGGGAACTTGATTTCCAAAGGAGAAGCACTGAAAAATGTGGATATTTCCCGTCAGGTGCTTACTTTTTTAACCGCAAAACTGGGTGCAAATTTGAATCTACACATCTGGGACGCAAAACGCAACGACGGTGGTACAAAAAGCAAGGAATTGTTCAATGGTTTTGATACCATCACAAAAACAGAAATGGACGCTTCCAAAATTTCTGAAGAACTTAAAAATATGTTCACTATCGAAGCAATCAGCAAAGACAACGCTGTGGATGTGTTGAAACAATTCTACCGTGCAGCAGACCCTGTTTTGCGTGAGACACAAACAAAACTGTACATTCCGCAAGGCGTGTATGACAATTATGTAGACGATTATCAGGCTACCGTAGGCCATGTACCTTACAACACCAGTTTCGAGAAGACTGTTCTTGAAGGTTCTAATGGTCGTTGTGAACTTGTTCCGCTGGCAAACAAGGCTGGCTCACCATTCATCCACCTATCTACAAAGAGCAATATGCTCGTCGGTTTCGGTAACGGTGCTGATGCGGAAAATATCACCGTCGAAAAGCATCATGCCTTCAAGTTGGATTACATAGCTACATTGTTCTTCGGCACAGAATTCGAATCAATTTCTAAAGAGCGCCTGTTGGTAGGTACCGTCAATGGTACAACTCCGGTAGTCGCCGGCATAGGAGGGTAAATTATGGCAGTAGATTGTACAAGCAAAGGGATGTACGAATCCCTGTCCTGGTGTCCAGGTCAAACCTCGCAGCCAGGTCTTAGAAACAAAGTATATTTCATTCCGAAAAGCTGGATTACAAAATGGCCCAAATTACCGGACATTGATGATGCAGAAAGCATGGCGTCTTTGGCGACATACGAGGGCGATTTCACACTGGCCGCAGACAAAAAATGGCAGAGTATTGCACTCTTGACTACGAAATCATCTATCACTGCGGATTCACAAGGTGAAAAGCCTTCACCTACCTTTTTAAATAAGGCAACTCTTTACCATTCTGGTACCGATGAGGAAGCCTCCGGGTTCTGCCGGCAGGCTAACGTCGATGAACTCATCTTCTTATGCCAGCAACGGAATGGTAAATTCCGGGTGATAGGTTCTGAAGCATACGATCCTTCGGTCACTATCTCACAGACCTCCGGCGAAGGAGAAACAGGTACAGCCGGAACTACCCTCACGGCACAGTGTACGGACATTTGCCCGTCACCGTTCTACACAGGTAAAATCGAAACAGAAGATGGCGATATCTCCGGAGCGGATGGCAGCGCTATCCTGCCGGGTGGATAATTAAACGGAGACTACAGTTATGTATATAGATGAACAGTTAACCAAAGACATGCAGGGCTGGCTCGATACGGAGCCAGCCAATCGCGACTTGATGAAAGGTGCGGAAATGGTGCTCAAGCTGAACCGGAACCGCATCCTTTATCAGAATATTTCCCACAACCCGAAAAAGTTTGCAAGCAAGATTGAGTATGAGCTGAAGAAACACCTGGCTATCCGGCTGGACCGCAAAACGATTCAAGACGTGGTCAAGATGGACAAAGAGCTGGTTCCGGCCGTTGCGGAGACGCTGGCCACTTTCCAGCCTGAAATCAGTTCTGACGACGACACACCGCAAGAAGCGACCATTGCCAAAGGCAAACGCGCGGATCATGATTCACTACCCGAAGAAATCCGTCAGTTGTGGGAAGACAACAAAGACATCTACTTCCGCTTGAAGCAGACTTTTGAAACGCTGAAAACTATGAAGGGTGCTCTTCCATGCGACAGGTACGAATACCTGAAACAATTGGAAGAGCTTGACACTAAATATCGGGACAACATGAACAAGTACGACCATTTCGACCCGAACGCTCAGGGTACCGGTGGCGACTCAGGAGAATCTCCTGAAGACCCCGCAGAAATGGCCAAAAAAGTCAGTGCGGCCCGCGGCTACTTGTCAGACAACAAGAAAAAGCTGGCAGAGCTGAAGGAATCCGGAGACCAGGATAAATACGAGAAGCTGTTGGCCAAAGTACAGCAGCGATACGAGTTCCTTATTTCCACCGGAAACAACGTAGGTGAAGACCAGGTGAATGCCTTACGTGAATTAGGGTTGAAAGCATGAAACATGTAAACCGATTGTTGAAGCCGTTATCCGATGTGCCTTTACAGGCGTACCTGGATAACCGGCTTCAGCTTTTTGATGTCCTCGAGTTCATCCTGTCACAGACCGGACCGGCTAAAGTCTACGTGTCCACTTTCTCTACTTCCGAGGAGTTCTTGCGCAGATTGTTCTCCCTCCGAAAACGGCAGCTGATTCTTCACTCTGTCCTGATGGCCGACCTGAAGGCAGCCAAGAAGACTGTAAATCTGTACACCTTTATGTCTTCCGTGTTCGATGAAGTGTACCTCACGGAGAATCATTCCAAGGTACTGCTTATCGAGAACGACCGCTGGATGGTTACAGTCGTTACCAGCCAGAACCAGACGCGAGGAAACCGGACCGAATGCGCGATGATCACGACGCAGCCTGACCTCTTCCTTACCTTACGAGACCAGTTTTCAGAGATTATTAATACCCGTAGCATACACCTCAATGGAATTCACTTCAGCACAGATTGACAGAATCAAAGAACTTGCCACGATGCTCACCCCTGTATCGGATATTGCAGTCCTGATGGACGTAGACGAACGCCGTCTGCGAGAAATCATTTCCGATAAGTCCAATCCGGCCAGCATAGCCTACCGCAAAGGGAAAGCCGAGCGGGCATTACAGATCCGACAAAACGAGCTGGAGCTGGCCGAAGCGGGAAGCCCGCTGGCAGTGCAGCTTATCGGCTCCTACATCCGTGATATGGATTCCGACGAAGACTTATAACTATGCCATTACCCTCCACGATTGATATTGCAAAAGAAAACCTTTTCGCCTCGGTCGACGAGATGCGAGAGCGTAACATTCCCGAAGTCATCCAGCAGCGTCTGCTCCGGCTTCGGGACATGTATAATTACTGGCTCCAGTACCCACGCATACGGGAACAGGAAATCGTACTGGAGCTTCAGAAGCGATACAAGATACAGAAGTCAGCCGCCTACGAAGACATCCGTATCATCAAATACCTGCTGGGTGATTTGAACAAGGCCACCAAGGACTACCATCGCTACCGTTTCATCCAGCGCAACGAAGAAAGTTACGAGATGGCCAGACGCATGAAGGACGCCCGGGCGATGGCAGCCTGTGACAACTACTATGCCAAGTACATGCAGCTCGACAAGGAGGATGCCAAGGATTTAGGTTACGACAAGATTGTCGTGCAACCCTTCCAGCCGGACAGCGACCCGACGATTATCGGAATCAAGCCTATACCGAACATCCGGCAGCGCATTGCAGATAAGATAAAGCAGTACATGAATGAAGATGTCCAGGAAATCGAGTTTGAAGATGCCGACTTCAACGAAGACGATATTTTCAATCCGAAAAAATCACAGGAGGAGCCTGAACCATGAGAGAGTATTTCCATGAAACGCAGCAGCAGGTCATATTTACCCCTGCAAAGACAATCGTTCTTTGTGCCGGACGTGGTTGGGGAAAAGGTCCTATTCATGCCGCCATCAACCTGCGCAACATGCAGCGCATGCCAGGAAGCATCACCGGTTTTGTCGCGGCCAACTGTAAACGTGCCCTCACCAACACCATCCCTTCCATGCTGATCCACTGGCAACGCTGGGGATTCAAGCGTGATGTCCACTGGACTATCGGCAAAAAACCGCCGAAGTCCTGGGGATGGGGTGAGCCTATCTTCCAGCCCGACAACTGGGAGAATGTGATTTCTTTATACAACGGCTCTATCGGATACATTATCAGCCAGGACCGCTCCGGTACCTCCAACTCATTCTCATTTGATTACCTCGACATCGACGAAGCTAAGTACATCGACTTCGAACAGTTGAAGGACGAAACTCTTCCGGCAAACCGTGGTAACAAGCAGTATTTCGGGCATCACTACTTCCACCATGGCATGCTGATTACCTCCGATATGCCGGTGACGAAAAAAGGCTCCTGGTTCCTGGACTACGAAAAGAAATGCGACCCGGAACTGATAGAAGTCATCCAGGCGACAGTACATGAAATCTGGCGGACGAAGAAGCGCATCCGCGACCTTCAGGCTAAATCTGAACCGGTTCCTTTATACCTGAAGGACTATCTGCGTACCCTGAACCGTGACGTGTGCCGGATGGGTTCTGTGGCAGTTCTGTACCGAGAGTTCTCCACAATCGAGAATATGCAGCTGCTGGGGGAAGCGTTCATTAATCAGATGAAGCGTGACCTTCCCCCACTCACCTTCCAGACGGCCATTCTCTGCCGACGTATCGGTATCAGTCGAGACGGCTTCTACTCCAGCATGACAGAAGCACACAAATACAATGCGACTGACTTCAGCTACCTGGACAGCCTGGAATACCAGTTCGACAAAATCAAGGAGCCTTCCTGCTTAATGGATGTCGACCTTGACAGGGACAAACCTATTTGCATCGCATTTGACTTCAACGCGAATATCAACTGGCTGGTAGCCGGTCAGCCGGACCGGAACCGGCTGAAGGTGATTAAGTCGTTCTGGGTAAAGTATGAGCGTAAGCTCGAGGCACTGGTGGATGACTTCTGCAAGTATTACCGACACCAGCGACACAAGGAAGTGATATTCTATTACGACAGTACGGCCTTAGGCTCAAACTATGCGGTCAATGACGAAGACTTTCATTACGTTGTCGAGCGTGCTTTCAAGGATAGAGGCTGGGAAGTACGTAATGTATATATTGGAAGTCCTATGAAGCATATTGAGAAGTGGTTACTCATCAACCGCATGTTTGCTGGTAGAGCCAGATTGTCTCCTTTCTTCAATGTGCAGAATAACGAAGACCTGCTTATCTCAGTACAGACTGCAGGCGTGTACAATGGGGGCAAAGACAAGCGAGGTGAGAAGCTGGCAGAAACAGAAGAAGACCAGCTTCAGGCGAGAACGGACGGTTCGGATGCGTTCGATACTCTGTGTATCGGCTGTGAGCGTTTCCCCCAGATGACATTCGACATGTTTGTGACATCCTCTATGTAGTTTTCAATAAGCTAATTAGTTTCTATTCTTAAAGTAAACCCTGATAAGCATATAAATTGTTGTCAGGGTTATTTTTATATTTTTCCACCCTTCATTGTTAATAATATTAACATATTCCGTATATTTTAACGTTAAATAATTTAAGATTTCGTTGTGCGGTGGGGCCAACCCTTCATAGACCTCAATACAGATTGCATTTATTAATTTATGTAAATATTTGATTCTGTGCACATTATAAATTTGAGGAGCGGAAATACCAAAAAACTCTATCTGTTTATCCTTATTTCTGGATGCTAATCTACTGGCTCACAATCTGCTGGCACCCGGTAAATTCAGGGAATTTCCCGGGTAACAAGGTAGAAAGACACTCGGTAGTCTTTCTGGGCTGAAGATAGCGTTCACGCAGCGGCCCACCCGCCCCATTGCTTTCCCTACTGGCGGTATAGCTAAAGCTATGTATTGTTTGACTGCTCTTCTGTTCTTCTCTTCGGAATTCATATCGGTGTCACCTCTCACTGCCGGTTACGCCTTTTCTTCACTGCAAAGGTAAATGTTGCCTACCGTATGCCAAGTTCAGGCGCTGTTCACGTAAAAATCTCCACCCCTTCGGAGTAGTATTCAAGGCAGGGCTTTACGGTGAAAACTTGTCTTTCACGGCTGGAAACACCTTTTGAGGCAGTGTAAAAAGGCGAAACAAACCGACAGCGAAAGGCGACGGAATAAAAAAAACTCAGAGAAGGAAGAGCAGAAGAAAAGGCTCACTACCTCGGCTCGAGGTTCAAGAATAAAACTCTAAAACCACTGATATGAAAACCTTTACCGAATCCATGTTAAACCAATGCAGAAAGTACATGTTCAGCTTTTTTGACTACCTGCCCACGAAGTATAAAGCCAGTGCAAGGGATTGGCAAGTGAGAAAATTTGTGTGGTCGTTCAAAGACGGTAAATGTGCCGTTTCGGCTGCCCAGCTTGTTGCCAAGAAAATCCGTGAGCAGTTTGGCACGTCAGCGAGTGACATGGTTTTTGTTTGTATCCCAGCCAGCAGCCAGCGGAAAAATGAAATCAGATACAAAGAGTTTTCCGCAGAAGTGGCGCGGCTTTCTGGAGTCCAGAACGGATACGACCATATCACGGTAGAGGGCGAACGACTGGCAATCCACGAAAGTAAACCAGGAAAGCACGTCAATAATGTGGAAGTAATCAATCTTGACAAAGACTATTTCAAGGGGAAAAAGGTACTTGTATTTGATGACGTGATAACCCGAGGTTTCTCTTATGCCCGTTTTGCCTGCCATTTGGAAATGCTGGGGGCTTCGGTTTTGGGAGGTATGTTTTTAGCGAAAACCTTATTTGTCTAACAATTTAATAATCAACCTTATGAAAGATTTATTCGAAATTTGTGGCGAGTGCCGCCACTTGAGTGATGCAGAAGTAGTGTATCAGCTTACTAACAGCAAGGAAACGAGTAATCAAGTGAACGCCATGTTGGCGAACGGAAACGATGTGTCGATAGAAGATGTTTGTAACCTGCTGACACCAGCACGCCGAGAAATGGCACTGGCAGTCATTGAACTATACAAGCGTATCAAGGAACGGAAAAACAACAGAAAGACAATACACTCCAGTACAGACGTGTATGAAGTAATGCACCCCTACATGGCTGACTTAAAGGTAGAAGAATGTTGGGCAATCTACTTGAACCAAGCAGGAAGAATCATCCGAAAACAGCGTATTTCAGTCGGAGGACTTGCCAGCACACAGGTAGATGTAAGAGTAATTTTGCGGGAAGCCCTCACCTGCAACGCCACATCTATGATACTCTGCCACAATCATCCATCGGGAAATACGCGCCCGAGCCAAGATGATGACCGATTAACCCATGCCCTGCTGGAAGCTGGCAGGACTATGAATATAAGACTACTTGACCATGTAATCGTAGCGGATGGAAGTCATTACAGCTACGGTGACGAAGGTCGGCTGTAGGGGCTGCAAATGGCCGTAGCAGAGATTGGGAGGTGGGTAGCGTCACGGCCGCCCGCCGCCCGATTTTGCTGCTGATCACTACGTTGGCGGCAAAATCGGGCGGCGGGGAATAAGGTATTTCGATTTTTCTACGCCTAAAAGCGGCGATAATAGTAACTATTTTACTATTATTTTATCGTTTTCATTTGTAGATAATAGTAAAATTACTATCTTTGCACTGTTGAATTAAAACAGTGATCTATGAAGACAGTGAAAGTTTCAGCAATTCTCCAGAAATTGCAGGATGATGGATGGTATCTATCGAATCAAGAAGGCAGCCATCGTCAGTTCAAACATCCTGTCAAGAAAGGAAAAGTAACCGTCAACGGTCATACTTCAGACGATGTTTGGGGATTTTTGCTAAAGAGTATTGAAAAGCAATCAGGGTTAAAATTTTAACCCTGAGCGCTTGCTCTAATAGATTTTTAATTCAACATAGGCGGTCCTAATAAGACCGCTTTACTTGAAAACTTAATACAATATTATATGGATAAAGTTGTTATTGAAACCGCACGTACTGAAAACGGATATAGTGGTGCATGTGAATTACTCCCTGGGTGGATTGTAGCTACTACTGGTGATTTTGACAACTTTAAAAAAGAGGTTGTCGACAGCATCCGCTTTTATGTAGATTGCGCCAAAAAGGACGGAGATGAATATCCTGCGGTCTTTGATGGAGAATATGAACTTGTGTACAAATTTGACGTGCAAAGCCTATTACTTTATTATCAGGGTATTTTCTCTTTTTCTGCTCTACAAACTATTACTGGAATAAACCAAAAGCAGCTTGCACATTATGCAGCAGGCAGAAGCAAGCCACGCCCTCAACAGGCTGAAAAAATAGCCAGAGGGTTACATAATCTAGCAAAAGATTTAATGTCGGTCACTGTTTAATTCAACACTTTGCTTTGACTGAGAGATAAAAGGAGCCTCTTAGTAGGCTCCTTTTTTATTGGATTTTTTGCCCTCCTCTAAACATTTTATTACATTTGGACTATTATTTTTATAACAAATTTAATAGGCCAAATGAAAACACAAGATTTCGTCGCAATAGACTTTGAGACCATGACACCGGAGCTGACCAGTGCATGCGCCATAGGGCTTGTAAGAGTCCACAACGGAGTTATCAGCCAAAAGTTCTATTCACTTATCAAACCGATACCTGACTCCAGAACCGAACGCAACACCCATGTACACGGACTGACGGATGAGATGGTAGCCGACGCCCCCACCTTCTCCGAACTATTCCCTTTACTAAAATCCTTCATCGAAGATCTTCCGATTGTATGCCATAACAGCTCCACAGACATCAATGTTTTCAAAGTCTGCATGGAATACTATGGCCTAACCGGAATTGACCTGAGTCACTACGTCGACACACTGGAACTGTACGGCAAAGGCCTGAAAGCATGCTGTGAAGAAAACGGAATCCTACTTGTCAATCACCACGACGCGCTGGCCGATGCGGAAGCCTGTGCAAAGCTCTACCTTTGCTACCAGGGACACCTGGCGAAAGACCTTGCACATTACGACCTGAAGGAAGTGATGGCAAATAAAGAGGCTCGCAAGTACGAACATGACACCTTGATGCCTTTATCCGAGGAAGACATAGAAAACAAGGATACGATTTTCTTCCAAAAGAAAGTGGTGATTACAGGCGTCTTTTGCGCCTACCCTGACCGCGATGAGCTCGGTTCTATTCTGAAATCATTCGGTGCAGACATAAATACGACAATATCAGGCAAAACAAACATTGTCATTGTCGGAGAAGGTGCCGGCCCATCCAAACTCAAAAAGATTGAAGAACTCAATGCCAAAGGAAAGAACATCCGGCTCATTTACGAGAAAGAATTATGCGAAATCATGAACGAAATAACTAAACACTAAGATATTACCTATGGATTTACTTTTTATCTATATATCAGCATGTTTACTTGCTATTATCTTTTACTTAGGATATAAGCTATCATCTTTAAAAAGCAATATTAAAGAATTAGATAAAGAAAAGCAGCAGTTAAGTTCTACTCTAAATGATTTACATCAAACAAATGTTCAATTAACAGACACCAATGAGCAATTAGCAGAACGAAACCAAAAATTAGAAGTATATTCTTCTGCTTTAGATGCAGACAAAGAAGCTGCAGAAAGGTTAGAAAAAGCAAAAGCTGAAGCTTCAGACATTGTTTCTTCTGCTCAAGAAAGAGCTGACAATATGATAAACTCAGCCCAACAGAAAACATCTGGTATGATTACAGAGGCTGAAGAGAATGCCAAAAGCATTATTCAGCAAGCAAATCTTGATTTAGAATCAGCAAAAAATGAGACATCAGAAATCCGAAAATCTAACCGGGAACTGATACAAAAGAGTAAAGAGGAGGCCGAACGTATAAAGTCCGATGCGACCAGACAAGCTACATTAATGCTGGAACAAGCAGAAGAAAAAGCTAAAACAATCGCAGGAGATGCTTATGAGATTGCCCAAAAGGCCCAACACTACGAAAATGTAGCAAAGGCTATGAAAAATGTGATTGAAGGATATGGTGATGAATATCTTAAACCAACCTTTTCTTTATTAGACGATTTAGCAGAAGAATTTGGATATGATGAAGCAGGACAAAGGCTAAAAGATGCAAGAGAAAAAACAAAAATGCTCATAAAGAGTGGCAATGCTTCAAAATGTGATTATGTAGAAACAAATAGAAGAACCACTGCTGAAAATTTCGTTCTTGACGCGTTTAACGGTAAAGTGGATTCTATTTTATCTATGATAAAAAAAGACAACCACGGTATTTTGGAACAGAAAATCCGTGATGCTTATTCTTTAGTGAATAATTTAGGAATGGCATTTAGAAATGCTCACATTACTGAAGTTTATCTCGAGGCACGATTAGATGAATTAAAATGGGGAGCTATCGTCTATGAACTAAAACTTCAAGAGCGAGAAGAGCAACGGAGAATTAAAGAACAGATTAGAGAAGAAGAGAAAGCACGTCGCGAATATGAACGTGCAATGAAAGAAGCAGCTAAAGAGGAAGATACTATTCGCCGTGCCATGGAAAAAGCTCAACAGGCAATCGAAAAGGCCAGTGCAGAGCAAAAAGCTAAGTATGAAGCTCAGTTGGCCGATTTACAAGTCAAACTGCAAGAAGCAGAAACAAAGAACCAAAGGGCTTTATCTATGGCTCAACAAACGAAGTCCGGACATGTTTATATAATATCTAATATCGGTTCATTTGGTGAGAATGTATTTAAAATCGGTATGACAAGAAGACTGGAGCCATTAGACCGCGTCAGAGAACTGGGTGATGCCAGCGTTCCATTCCCGTTTGATGTTCATGCAATGATTTATTCTGAGGATGCTCCTGGACTAGAAACAGCTCTACATAAATATTTTGTACAAAATCAGGTGAATAAGGTTAACCCTAGAAAAGAATTTTTCAGAATACCTATTTCTGCAATTAAAGAAGAAGTAGAAAAAAGAGGATTAGAAGTCAAATGGACTATGGCTGCAGCTGCGTTAGAATATAAAGAAACATTGGCAATTGAAAAATCTATGCTTTCAGACAAAGAAGCAAAAGAAAAATGGTTACAGCAACAAAATTCCATGGAAGCTGTCATTGACAATGATGATGAGACTGAAAACTAAAACAATTTATCTATGAAGAATTTATTATTAATATTATTGGCTACTTTCATGTCCTTCAATACAATGGTAGCTCAAGAAAAAGGTTATAAAATAGGATTTTTCGGTGCTTATAACCAATATCCTATTATTGAATCAAATCAGCAAACGTCCGATGGTATAAAGATAGTGACAGGTTCCAGATTTATTTCAACAACAAAAAACTCCTCTTATACAACAAAAAGTGAATTGTATTTTGAACTCGGATTATCCGTTTCCCAAATAGGCAATGAACCTTTAGAATACACACTTGACGTAATGGCTGTAACAACAGACCTAAATAGTCTTTACGTGTTTAAAGACTCTCCTATGCTCATTAAATTATATGATGATGAAGTTATTAAACTATTTTGCAAAGAGAAAGCGGAAGATAACATAGGTGAGGTAGTTTCTTTAACCTACAATATACACAGATATACAATCATTGCTCAATATAAAATCAGCAAAGAAGATATTGAGAAATTAAAAAAAGGAATTAAGAAAATCAGACTTGAGGTCAATGCAGAAAAAAGAGACTATGAATATAAACGATACAAGAAAGATGAAGTAGGAGCTTTCTTGTTTGAGGAATACAACTTGATAACAAAAGCTCTTTCTGAACAAACATCATTTGAGGAAGGTTTCTAACTTCACCAGTACTCCTTAGCCAGTACCGCAGTACTTCCCTGAAAGTACTATAGTACTTCCGTAGCAGTACTGGAGTACTCCTTAGAAAGTACTGAGAACATAACCCAGAGACCCTATAAAAAGCGGAAACACTAAAAAGTTTCCGCTTTTTCTTTTGCTATTCCAAAATAAATCCTCATATTTGCAACGATCTCCATTTTGTGTAGGCGACGATGGCTCGCCAAATATCTTTGCTGCGGGCATTTTTTATGTCCATAGCTTTGCTATATACCTATATGGTTCCGACCCCCGTGTGGAGCGTTAATGCGCCCACTGCCTGCACAAGGTGGAGATCAACGGGAAAGCGGAACCTTTTCTGTTTCCTTTCCCGTAATTAACCACATATTGTTTCATTTTAATTGATCTCCAAAATGAAAAATCAAATTGCATTGCCTGTAAGCCAGGCAAAAGAAAGCCGCATTTCTTTATGGCTGAACCGTGAAAACAATCTCTTTTCCTGGATCATGGAAGAGAAAGTCACTAACCGTCAGACTGTGCTGGTATCCCAAGCACTGATTTCTTTTAGTCTGCTCACCTGCTCGTTATTTACCCACTGGCTGGCAGCCGTTGTCTGCCTGTGCTGGTTCGCTTGTTCCATCTTACTTTGCAGGAAAGGAGGTTTACGATGACCGAATCTTCACAGCAACCGATATTCCGTGTCGATAAATACCAGGCATACGAAGAGGACACGGTACTGTTCGAACAATACAGCATCCTCATGTATGGGAGTGAAAAACTATGCTGCACCCGCCCCGAAATGGAGCAACTAAACAAATTAATCCAACGCGCTTTAAACGACAGAAAGGAGGCAGATCATGGCAACCGATAAAATCAAATTTGACAAATATATCCTTATCCGTTACTTCCAGGAATATCTCCCGGTGGAACAGGAAAGCGAGAATGTGATATACAAGACCTCCCAGCAGGTTCAGGACGAACTGTCTGAGATGGCCGAAATCAGCATCAACCAGATTGCGGCCACGATGGTAGAACTACGATACAAGCTCACCATCGGGCCCGATGGCAGGCCGGCATGGATGATGCTGCGCAAATAGCCGGAAGCATTTTAGATGATTACATTTTTTCTACATTGATAGTGTGAAGGCGTGGCGCCGTGAGGGCGCTGCGCCTTTTGTCTTTTTACCCCTTTTCCGCACCGGGTATCTTTGAGCAAAACAAAGAATCATGGTTTCTGTCACTCAAAAAATACCGGAATTTGCGCTTTCTTCTCAACTTAATGAAATCGTAATCAATGCAGATGAAGAGGTTACATTCATTTTGAAGAAAAATGATTCTGTAATTTTGCAAGAATCATATACACCAGACTCCCAAAATATTATCCGGATATTGGATCTGTTCTCTCTGCTCGAATCTTATTTAATCAATGAGCCGCTCACAAATTTCACATACGAAATGATAGCGGATAGTCTGTGGGATAATTCCACAAATTTCACGGTACTGTTATGCCGTCCCATCGTCCCCTGCAGTGCAGAGGATTTTGTAGCGAACTACTTTCTGACGACCTTGACCGGACGTGACAAAATCACTTCCTTTGGCCGCACGGAAACGCTGTACCTGGCAACCGGGAAACTGTCTTCCGGCGGTACGACCATCCCAGTGACGGCAGAATGTATCTTCGTAAACGACCAGAACCAACTGCTCAAGTCCACCCGTTCCTTGGGCAACGTAGCCGACTATGGCATCCGTTCCATTGATGTATCACCTTCCCAATTCACACAGTCCGGCTACAAACTGCTGCGGTACACCATCCTGGCCGGTGCCCGGAAGCAGACCTTCCGCGTGGACCAGGACGAACCGGAATCCATCGGACTGAAGTTCCGGAACTCGTTTGGAGCTGTCGAGACATTCTATTTTGTAGGCGGTGACACAGTTGAACCGGAACTGACCCGAAGTGCTGCTTATTTCGCTGGACAATACAAGACCTATTATGTAGATGAGCAGCGCAAGCACACACTCAATACAGGCTACATCCCTGAATCCATGTTCGCCCTGGCCGACGATGTGGCAAGGGCGACCGAAGTCTGGCTGATGGATGAATCCGGCGACATCCCGATAACCATCACCGAAAGCAATACCAGCAGGAGCGATGAAGACGATGGTCTGTTTGCTTTCACTGTCTCTTACATCTTCGCATCCCGGTGCCAGCAGCGGCTCCGTCTGCTTCCAGACATCTTCGACGACTCATTCGATGACACATACAATTAAAGCCTATGAACGTAATACATATCAAAGACGCATTGAGGTTGCTCGAGTCCGGGCAACCCTGCGACCTGAAGCTGTGGAAGCTCAGCACAGGCGACATTCTGGAATACCGAGGCGCGGTGTGCGTTGGCTCCCACTGGCGCCAGGGACTTCACCGGGTCCGCCTTCCGGCATCCGGCCTAATCCGTTCTTTCCGTGACATATCCCTTTTCGAAATTAACAACATGACAATTTATCTCTAATATGGAACCCACAATCTCACAATACGACGACAATTTTATGCCTGGTGAAATATTCGACATCGAGGTATCCAAAATAAACACCGAAATGGCTTCCGTGGAAGACAGCAACCAAGTATTCGACGAAGACGCGAACATCAGCACAACACCTGTGCCGAACCGGCAAGGAATGTCGTATGTCAATTTTGGCGAAGACAACCAGCTGCCGTTCAAAATCATCAAGATGATTGGCCAGGATGAAGTCATGAGCCAGAACAAACTGTTCAACGTCATCACCTGTTACGGGGCCGGGCTCAAGTATATGGACGTAGATACCAAGCAACCCACCACACATCCGGAGATTAAGAGCTGGTTGGTCCGAAACAGTCTGCCGCTGTTCCAGCTTGAGCAGGCCACGGACATGAAGTATTTCTTTTTCTGCGTGTCGGTCATCATTCTTTCCAAGGACGGCAATAGAATCAACCGACTCATCCACAAAGAAGCCTGTTACTGTCGGTTCGAAAAAGCAAGATACGGCAAAATCAACCACGTGATTTATGCCAATTTCCGCGACAACGCCTCACTCAGTCCGGATGACTACGAAGTCATCCGACTGCTTGATCCGCGCGACCCGCTGGGCGACCTGATGGTGCTCATGGGGCGCGAGCCGGGGCGTGACGGACAAACGAGAGTCCGAACGAAAGACAAGAAATTCGCCATCCTGGTGCGATTCCCGACGCCCGGCTTCCAGTATTACCCCATCCCCTATTACACCAGCATTTTCCGGGGCGACTGGTACGACATCAAGCGATTGATCGGGAAAGGTAAAAAAGCGAAGCTGCGCAACCATGCCAGCGTGAAATACCAGGTCGAAGTGCACAAGGACTATTGGAGTAATATCTGTTCGGAAGAGCACATTACCGACCCGCTGAAGAAGATGGAACGTATCAAAAAGGAGAAGGAAAATATCAAGAAGTTTGTTTCCGGAATCGAAAACAGCGGCAAGGTTTGGATAACCGGATACTACATCGACCCGAATGGCCGTGAGGTCCGCATGGTGCGTATCAACATCATCGAGACCGGAAAGGAGGGTGGCGACTGGAGCGAAGACATTCAGGAGGCCAGCAACATTACTTGTTACGGCGACAATATCCACCCCAACCTGGTGGGAGCCACGCCCGGCAAAGGACAGAGTAACAACTCCGGTTCCGACAAACGAGAGCTGTTCACACTCAAACAGGCACTGGAGATTCCCTTCCACGACCTGATGAACATCCCTCATCAGATTGTAATTGCGTATAACGGATGGGGTGAAAAGGTGTATCCAGACATTCCAATGGTACTTCTTACCACCCTTGACCAGAACACCGACGCGAAGCAAAAGACAACTTCCGACCTTGAAAGTCAATCCTAAAACAAATCAATATGGCTATCACATTTTCACAAAATGTTTTCGAAAGAATATGTAACCTCTGCAACCAATTCCACGGCAGAGGTCTACGACATGATCGCCCCTCACCTCGACGATACCCTGCAAAGCATTAACCGGGTGCTGCTGGGCGACATGGCAGACAAACTGGATACTGTTCCCGGCCTCGAGGCGGCCGTCGTAAAACTGGTTTGTCTGCGTACCTATCAGGAACAGATACCGCAGCTCGACCTGGTATTAACACCGACAGGCTTTGGCGTAGTGTCTAACCAGAATCTGGCCCCGGCTTCCGCAGACAGAGTGAAAAACCTGCTGCAGCAAGTTACCAACTCCGCCGAGGACGCATACGACCGGTGCCTGGAATTGCTGGTCGGAACCGACTGGGCGGATACAGCACAGGCTCGTATCAACATACCGAACCTGATTTACACCGCACGGCAGCTGAAGATGTACGTCGAATTCCCGTCCGCAGACGTACATCGTTCCAAGCTGGTAGAATGTCGTTCCCGCATGTATCAGGCAGAAGAAAAACTCCGGCAGCACGTGTCGGCTGAGTTCTTCGACCACATCCTTGAACAGACCCGGCACAATGCGTACACCAAAGAAGAAACCGCTATGGCCGACTACATGTGCAAGTTTATAGGCTTCTGCATTGCGAAGGATTGGGCGGCGGCAAAGGACATGCTGGAACACATCGAGAACTACGCGGAAGCCAAGGCAGAAACCTTCACTGCTTACAAGAACTCCGAGGCGTACAAAGTCAAACATTTTCAGACTTATCAGAATGAAAAAGACGATTCCACATACTTTTGGGGGTAGAATCCTCGATTTCCGTTTCCCCACTTCGTGGCAACAGCTCAACCAGGAACAGTTACGATATGTGTTCCTGGTCATCACCCTGTTTCCTCCAGCCAAGGCGAAAACCTACGTCTTCATGCGCTTTACCGGAATCCGTGTCCGGAAGCGAGTCAAGGGAGGGTGGCTGTGCACGTTCCGCCTGAACTGGCACAAGATATTGAGGTTCATCCTCCAGGACTGGCAGGTGCGCAGCTTCCTCCGGCAGATTGATTTTATTTCCGAGCCCAACGCCTACCCCGTCCGTCTGGACAAGATAGGCGGCCGATATGCCATCGATGCGATGCTGCACGGTCTGAGCTTCGAAGATTACCTTTGTTGCGAGAACCACTACCAGGGCTACCTGTATTCGCAGGATATTTCCCAGCTCAAATCCCTGTATGGTTTCTTGTACAAGAAGAATCCTGGTGCCAGAGGCTTACTGAAGGCTGCCTTTTCCCGTATCAAGGAATACGAACTGGTATCCGTATTCCTTTGGTGGGGCAGCGTCAAACTGTATTTCATGTCCCTATTCCCCCATTTCTTCCAGCCATTTCACCGACCGGCAGACTCCGATCAGCCGGAACTGCCCGACCTGATGGGCGCGATGAACGCCCAGATCCGGGCACTAACCGGCGGTGACGTGACGAAAGAAAAGGAAGTCCTGCAAATGGACTGCTGGCGGGCCCTGACTGAACTGGACGCTAAAGCACACGATATTCAAATCTTAAAATCAACCTTAATTCCGCAACACTATTATAAAATATTTTTTTTAAGTACCTGAGCAACAAAAAGTTGCTCAGGATTTTGCCATGTCAGA